ATATTTTCGTTTATATCTGGTATAGGTTGTCCCTCTAGGTGAAATCCATTTTCCTTAGAGGGATTTTCCATTTGCCCTAGAGGGAAAATGGAATAGTCCCTTTTGTCACCTTGCAGAACTTCCCTTCCTTTTTTGGTTATGGCGTACCACAGAGTGCGGTCATACTTCATAGCGTTATAGTTGCCAGTAACAATGATGCCCTCATCCTGAAGCCGTTTTAGTGCTGTTTTGACTTGCTTATGTGACAAGTAGGGAAACAGTTCAGAAAACGCCTTCGTACTGTTGTACGTCCAGTATGTGCCGTCATAGAAGTTCTTCTCGTTGGCTTCATTCTTTTTAATCCAGTGCCACAAGTTCTGCAGAATGACAGCACAGTTCACGCCGTAAAGCTCAGCAATGCGAATATCGAAATAGTGCATTTCCGCCATTACAATTCACTCCTAGCAAATGCACGGAACACTTTTTCTGTTTCGTCTCTAACGCCCTTGACGGCTTTGCTAGGACACAAAGCTGGTGTAGCTTCTTGTACCTTTTGCCTTGCCCTTCTAACCGTTTCAAATGGAGGGAAAACCGTTCCATGATGTTCTAAGAGAAAATCCTGAATGGTTATGGTGCGGAGGTCGATATTCAACCGCTCCGCAACCAAAGTAACAACCTTAAGATACAAGTAGCTATCACTGTTTCGGCATCGCTCATCTTCTTCTAAGAGAGTTCTAACCAGAACGCTAGTCCTTTTTAACTTGTCCATAGTCACAGCTCCTATTGAGTTCAAATTCCTTGTACAACTGCATCCAGTCGTCCAAAGTCATTGTCACAAGAATTTCAGCACAGTTCTTTTTATGAAACACAACAGGCAGGTTTCCGCTTTTTCTGGAATCTCTTTTTGCCTGAGACATCCAGTCGTAGAGTCTCATCTGTTCCTGATTCTTAGCTTCAACGTGGATTCCCGGTAAGCCGACTACATCTGAAGCATCACCAGTGTTTCCGCAATACTGAGCGGTTCTTCGGGCATCATAGCCATAGTCCCGGAACAAAGAAGCTAAGTGACGCTCAAACCTTGCACCTTTCTGTTTCGAGTTGATTTTAGAACGGCAGGTCATCGTCATCACCGTCCAGCACTGCATAGTCCTGAGTATTACCAGAGATTGCGGCTTCGTACTTCTCACCAGCATCTTTCTTGGAATCAGCAAAATAAACGCTTTCCGCAACAACCTCAGCAGTGTTACGTTTATTGCTGTTCTTGTCTTCCCACTTGCGAATCTGGAGTCTACCAGAAACAGCAATCATCTTACCCTTAGAGAAGTAACGTTCCACGAACTCAGCAGTGCCACGCCATGCGACACAATCGATGAAGTCGGTTTCCTTCTGACCATTACCGGAGAAGTCACGATCGACTGCGACGGTGAAGCTGGCAACAGGTGTACCAGAAGAAGTTCTTCTCAGTTCGATGTCCTTAGTAATTCGACCCATGATAGTAATGTGGTTCAGCATAAATTAGTCCTCCCATTTCTTGTAGTACAATTTTTCTCTGCTCCAATCCGGATACAGGCTTTTTAGATATTTTTCGGTGTAGGCTTCAATAGCCCTGCGGTCTGCACCTTGGTCGTACATTGAATGACACAAACGGCACATGGTCACGATGTTTTCTTCAATGCCTAAACCGCCTTGACTTCTGCGAATAAAGTGGCTGTTCGGAAATGCGTATCGATTACCACAAACGATACACTTGCCACCATCTCTTTCCCAGACACGGTCTTTGACCTTTTTGGTAATATCACACGCTTTCGCTCGTTTCGACTTCAGCACGGTTATTCCACCTTTCGATACACTCTTCCTTGGTATCGCCCCAGCAATCAATCGTCACGGTCAGTTCGCTACTGCCGAAGTTGCAATGATGGCTGAAATCCCAACGAAGTTTGTTATCACTATCAGTAAAAAAATTCAAAAACGGTGCTTCTGCTTTTACTTTCTTTCCGCAAAAAGGACAAGGTTTCATATGTTACCTCCATGAATTTAGCAAGCTATCAATATCAGCTTGTGGCTTTACCTCTATGCCCAACTGCTGGCAATCTTGCTGGATATTTGAAATTAGTCGATTCATTTGTTCTGTGTCGAAAACACTTGAACCGTAGTACATGATTACGTTCGTGCATCCAGATATTTTACTGGGCATCGTTTCCGTCACCCAACCAGGACCACCTTCGCTACCTCTGTTCTGCCAGATACGGCAAAGTGTTTCAACCGCTTCGTTCTTGCAACAGACTATTTCGTAGTTGCCGCCAACGTTGCGGATAGCTTCCTGATAGACTTCGTTTTTGGAAACGTTAGTCTTTTCTGCAATCTTTCCAATCAGAACCCATGCGTAAGCGTTGGCATCTAAAGAACGTTTCTTTCTGGGCTTACCGAACTTCAGACTTAACGTGTCCAGACCTTTTAACTCATCAAGCATTGCCTGTGCTGTTTCACGTTCGTTTACCCGAACAGTGATGTCTAGCGTTTGCAAGTCGTAGGAAAAATAAGGCATGGAAACATTTATGATTTTTCCTGTCAAGTCGTACATTACTTCGGGAGCGTGATTTTAACGTATCCGCCCCTACCTCCCTTCTTCCTCTGGACTTCGTGGGAATACTGGGCATATAGTTCGCTTTGTTCTTCTTTGAAAGACGCTAGGTCAAACTCTGTGACCGTTTCCGTGCTAGCAGGTGTAGCTAGTACCAGTGAAACCTTTGTGCCGTTAGGTGTGCTCCAAGACTTAACGCACTGTTTCGCCATAGCTTCGTAAAGCTCAGCCTTAGCATCTTTGCACTTCTGTTCAATGCGTTTCAGGTTGGCTAGCTGATTCTCAAAGGCTACAACTTTGTTCGCCAATGCTACCAGTTGTCTATCCTCCAGAAAGTCCTCCTCGCTCAGGAGCGGGTTTTCCTTGAGCCTTTCCAGATCGTGACGGAACTTATCGAGTGCTTCGTTTATCTCAGCCAGCAAGTCCAGATGACGTTCCATCCAAACCGGGTACACCACTAAGCGATGCGGCTCAAACTCTGTATTGAAATCTGAAGGTCTTTCATAGACCGCTAGTAAGCCTTTCTGGACGTTGTTTACTTCCATGTATTTGAGTAGCTGTACCATGTAAACTTTGTACTCAGCGAGTGTGTCGTAGATGTGGGAAGTAGTCTTGATTTCCAGTACCCAAGAACCATTGAATCCGTCTGTATGACACCGAACATCACCGACAGTCGTTTTATTGGGAATGAACGGTTCGCCAGTGTTGTATTCCTCATTGATATAGTCCCGGATTTTAGGTTCTAGCTTTTGACCGTAAACCGTGTACTTGTTTCCGACAAACTCGATTTCCTTCAGTCCTGCTTTTTCCAGAAGCAGTTCGTATCTGGTTTTGAAAGTGCTTATTCCCATAATTGCAGGAATGTCACTTCCTCCTATATACCGTTGTCGTTCTACGGTTACATCGAAATCAGTCATTTGTTATCCAGCTCCAAGAGTAAACGTTGGAACACTTCCGGTGCAGTTTCTTTGTTCAAGCCGTTTTCTTTAGCGAACTTATCGCTATCTATCTTCAATTCTTTCAATCTAGCGATTAACAGATTGCGGTAGTCCACTTTCTTTTCCTTCTTAGGTTCTTCTTTGCCGTGGTTGTTGGTTGCGTCTGCATCCTTCGTGTCGTCAATGGCGAAAAGACCGTTCAATGCATACTTTCTGGCATAAGAGGAAGAAGTACCAGTAACCTGAGAACCGTCCATGCCTTTCTTCGATTCTTCTTCTCTAGCAAAGGCACTTACAGAAATGCTATTACCTTCCGCCGTGTCTGTGACTTGCACAGTTGCCTTGACATAGATTCTGTTGGCGACCATTTCGATTTCATCGCTCATGGTAAGTACCAGCCCATTCTCTTTCAGAAGTGGCTTCACAGACTCGACAATGTCTTCACAGCTTCGGTAATTATACTTGCCGAAAGAGTTGTACTGACTCTTAGGTGCTTTTAAGGCTGACTGGACATTAGCCAGCTTTTCATAAACGTTCATGTTATCCTCCTTGATAATTTTCTGTATTTCTTCTGTAACGGCTAATCATACAGGCTTCGCACAGAATCTCACCATCTATCTCGAAGTAGTAATCTTCGTCGATACGCTTGCCGCATCTTTTGCCGTCGCATACAGGTAAGCGGTCAAGCTCCTGTTGTTGCTCACGATCGTGAGCTTCAAAGTCGTCCAGAGGGTCACCGTGTCTGAAGTAGCTCATCGCTTAGCTCCAAGCACTCTGCCAATTCCCAGACCAGCGAGTACAGCCAATACCAGCATGGTAGGGATTGCAACGGAAGCATCCATCAAGCCGTTCACCTGCCAGTACCAGACCAGCATGTTCAGACCACCGAACAGGAAAGTGCTCTTGAAGCAGTCCTTAAGGTCGTCTCTCCAGTTGCGTTCTTTGGTAGGTTCCCACTGTGCGTCCACAGGCTTATTGGTAGGCTTCTGTTCGGACTTTTTGGTGGTGGTAGTATCAGAGCACTTACGCTCAGACTTTTCCGTGCTGGGCTTTTCTTCGGTTGCATCATGGAAGCGGTCTCCCATAATCATCTTCAAGCCGATGTCGTTCTCATCCAGACCGTTAATATCTTCAGGCATCTTGTATTCCTCCGTTTTTTATTTCATATGTAATTGTTACGCCTTCTTGATCCGCCAGAAGATTGGCAAGGATTGCAAGAATACTTTTTCCGTTTGGCTCCATAACGCACCCCACTACTGTACTTAAAGTACAATTAGTTTGCAGAAAAATTCAGGTTGTCTACCGTAGTCTTATACAACGTAGCCATCTTCTGAGCTGTTACCATGTCAGGAGACGTTCTTCCTGTTTCGTAGTTTGCGATAGTAGCTCTAGTGATTTTCAGTGCTTCAGCCGCTTCTTGCTGGGTAAGTCCAACATTTACTCTTGCCGCTTTCAAAGTGATAGGCATTTCGTTTTCTCCTTTCTATACTGGGATAGTGTTTTCGTTTTGTACTTTCGGTATTGCACTAAAAGTACAAGAGGATAATACTATACGAAAATAACTTTGTCAATACTCAAAGTAAAATATTTTTTCCGTGATGCTTGTTTTTTTGTACTTAGGGTGTATAATAAGGATACATAGGAGGTGACGTTATGGACAACAAAAATGTATTTTCACGCAACCTTCGATACCAAATGGACCTAAACAACAAGTCCAGACAAGAAGTCGCAACGGCTTTGGGTATTAGTTATTTCACGATAACTTCGTGGGTAAACGGAAGTAAGTATCCTAGAATGGATAAAGTGGAGATGCTTGCAAACTACTTCGGTTGCAAGAAGTCGGATTTAATAGAAGAAAAAAAGACTACCGAAAACGATAGTCTTTCAAAAGATATGGTTGAATTGATTAACCGCATAAAGGCTCTGCCAGAGGATAAGATTCAGCTTCTTCTTCAGCTTGCAAAATCGATTGAGTAATCTTGTCAGATAGAAACCTATCAAGTTGGTCTGGTGTAAAGTTTGATAGTGTAGTGATTAGTTCGTCTAGGGCAGTCATTGTACTTCTTCCTTTCGTGGGAACACTTGTTCTGTCTATATATTACAATAATGGGAAATGTTCTGACAATATGTAAATACTGGAAGGAGTGATGCCAAGAACACTTCTTACAACACAGAATATAGCAGATGGGGGATGAGAAAATTGTATAAACAAATCGAACGTTACAGACAAAAAAACGGACGAGTAAGAATGGTGGTCTATGCCAGATGTTCGACAGATGACCAAGGAAAAAACGGTTACACTGTTCAGGATCAGCTGGCTTACGGAGAACACTTCGCAAAAGAAAATGATTTAATTTATGTCGGTGAGTATGTTGACGAGGGCATCTCTGCTACCTTGGAAATCGACAAAAGAAAAGCACTTGCACAACTAATCGAGGACGCCCAAAATGGGGAATGGGACATCGTGGTTGTGAAGTGCTTGGATAGATTTTTCAGAAACGTTGGCGAATACTACGCCGCACAAAAGCAGTTACAAAAAGCCGGGGTTACATGGCTGTCAATCGAAGAACCAGACCTAGACCCATATGATGTAGATGCGGCATTCAAAATCAACATTTACCTTTCGATGGCTGAATATGAGGCTCAGAAGACGAGCAAAAGAATTCGGTTCAATAACCAAATGCGCATTAAGAATAAGCAAGTAATTCAAGGAAGCAAAGGCTTCTTGTTCCCTTGGAAAGTTGTTGGTGAAAAGAAAAACAAGCACCTTGTGCGTGACATGGAACAGGCCGATAGAGTTTTTGATATTCTTGACCACTTTGAAATGTTCCAGTCAAAAAGTGCAACGCTTAGACATCACAACGCAAAATACGATAAAATTTCTTACGAAACACTTTCTAAGCTATTGGAAGATACACTTCTTTACGGAGAATATAAAGGTATTCCAGACTATGTCGAAGCATCAATCACAAAAGAAAGATTCGACCACATTCAAGCATTGATAAAGCGTAATACAAGGCAACACGTCGAATCAGGAGAAGTCTTTATTTTCTCTGGTATGCTAAGATGCAGATGTTGTGGATGGATAATGGCAGGTAACAGAACAAGAGGTGGCGGAAAAGAAAGCAATAGACAATTTATTCATATTTACCGATGCAATAACAATCGAAAAAATAAAGCCTGCGAAAACAATCAATCGTTGAATGAGAAGAAAATCGAAAAGCAACTACTGGACAATCTGGAACAGTATGTCGCAGGAGAGATTCTCAGGGTGACAGCCATTAACGAAAAGAAAAAGCCAGTGATTGACAACACAGCGAAAATCGAAGCTATCAAAAAGGAAATGGAACGCCTTAACAAAATGTTCCGTAAGGGCAATATCGAAGAAGATGAATATGATAAGGAATTTGCAAAGCTGAAGAAACAGCTAAAGCAACTTGAAGCCGCAATGGAGAAAGAACCTGAGCGGGACTTGTCAGCCTTAAAGGAGCTTATCGAGTCCGATTGGCGCACAATATATGAAGCGTTAGATAAGCCACACCGCAAGGCGTTCTGGAGAAAAATTATCAAAGAGTTTACCACAGACGAAGCCAAACTAATAGTGCCAGAAAGTATAATATTTTTTTAGCCTGAAAGTTGTACTTTCTCAGGCTTACCGTTCGGTGCCAAGAAAGCAGCCCTCTCTGCCGACCGGTTGGCCCAGAACTTAGACCCCAGCAATACCCGGGGTGAAGA